CGTTGATGTAAATATATCTTATAAATCTTGTATTTGTTGGTGCAGCAACCTCTCTATTACCTGGAGTCAAAGTAATTGTATCATAGAAACGAGCGTCATCTGTATCTGTTTCTCTAAATATTCTAGCTTCAGCATTTTTTACAATAGTCGTAAGAATAAGATCATTTAATACTGTACTATCAACTTCTGTGTAACTTCTGATATCTGATTTTAATTCTCCAAAATTCATAATTATGCCTTAAATACTATAGGTCCAGCTGAACACTGTAAACCTCCTCCATTATCCCTTGTATTAACATTTTGAAACGTAGTAAAGAAAAAACTATTATTAACTGTAATAGTTGATGGTTGACCAGGATTGGGAATAGTTGATGAAATCATTGTTATATTAAAAGCTCCGAAGACTTTAGCACCATTACTATGAGAACCGGCTGTTGTATTTGGTGGAGTTACACCTCTAAATTTAGCAGCTGTTCCTCTTACACACCCTGTTAATTGATTTCCTACCTTAGCTGCATATGAAATGGTTTCGTTTTTAAAAAGTAAAGTTACAGGATCTATTTTTTCTATCATNATATATCCAGTTACAGGNAAATAAGTTGCATCTACTAAATCTATAGTAGTTGCAGAATCACTTATATCTCCATTCAAAGTAGTTTCTAATTGTATTGATTCTATATTTGATCCAGGGATAGGACTTGTTAAATTAGTGAATCTAACCCAATCATCTGTTTCGTAACCACTGTTGGGGAAGTTACACTCTAATACATTAGTTGGTAGTCCTAAAGAACTTAATGCTGCAAAAGGGTTCTGAGGCAATAAATCAAATGTCGGCGGTTCAGTTCTATCTGGTCTAGCATTTTGTAAACCTTGTGGATCACCTCCAATAGGAACTGGATTTAACTGAGGTTGTTTAGGTTCATATTCTGATATATGAACAAATGCTCCGGTCCATTCTCTAACCATTTCATTATAAGGAAACTGCATACCCGATCTATCAGAGATTGCTAATGCATGTCTGCCTTTTGCTAAATTAGTCATATATTAAATCTCCGGAAAATAAGTTCTTGGAGTTACAAATAAACTAGAAGAAGATCCATCATTCTGTAATGCTCTTTGTATTTCATCTTCATATAACATTTTTAAATTTTGAACCGCAGCTGGTTGAAATTTAAGTGCTAAATAATAAGAAAGTCCTGCTACCATACAAGGTACAAATCTATAAGGTACATCTGCATCATTAGTATAAGCTCCAGCATCTTGAATTCTTGAAGCATAATAATAGTTAATACTATTACCGGCTTCAGTTGCACCTGGAGTTAAGAATAAAGTTATTGTTATTCTGTCAATAAATCTTTGAACAAAAAATTGTGTGGGTGAACCTTGCTGTGATTTATCTGCAAAAGATTGATAGATCGATCTATTTATTTTAGTTAATGGAAAATCTATATTTTGTTGATTTCTATAAGAAGCTTCTAAAATATCATCAACTCCATAAATAGCGTTAGCGTCTGAAACACCATCTTCAGGTGATCTATACATAGTATATAGATTCTGACCTTGCACTAAAGTTAAGTTATTGTTTTTGATTTCCCAATAGTGAAGACCTCTATTAGACCATTCTTGAAACATTATGTTTAACGATCTTCGAGCAGAGCTTAATTGTTGACCGGTAACACCAGTCATATTTATTCTCTCATACGCTTCGTGAACTATATCATCTATAGAAAAACCTTTTTCAAAGGTTGTTGTTCCCGAAGTAGTATTAGCCATGAGCTTACGCTCCCGTAATAGTTATAGTAACGCTTCCGCCTGCTCCAGTTAAATTATAAACAATTCCTTCTTTAAATAAAATACCAGAACCTGGAATATATACTTCTAAACCTTCATCACCATAGTTATAAGTAGCTACAGGTGCTCCTGGTGCTGCTGCATTTGCAGAATTGTAAAAAACTATTGTAGAGTTTGCTATTCCTTTTCCTTGAATAGAAGTAATTCTAGCTCTACCTGTTTTACCTAAAGTATCTGCTCCGACTGTATCGAAGGTTAAGGTTGTTTGATCTGATGTTGCGCTTCCTGACATATGTTCTCCTATTCTCTTGGCGGTTGTGTTTTGTATGGATGTGATCCAGGTAGTTGACTTTGTAACCCATATTTATATGCTAAGTAACCTTCACATTTTTCAATATATGTTTCAGAATCTGTATAACCATTATCTTCAAAACATGCCATAACAAACTCAGCCATTTGACCAGCTAATTGTCTATTACCAGCAGGTTGAGACATAAGTTTTAACGCTATTCTTCTTCCTAATTGATTGATATAACCTGCGCTAGTACCAACCTCAGTTCCATCTATTCTAGCTCTTATAGTTGAACCCGGAAAATCAAGATCAATCGTAAGTATATGCGGCCCTGAAAAAGGTCCTCCTGAAAAAGTAAAGCCACCTCCTAAACCACTTTGAGCATATTTTCCAAGATACTCAGTAGGGCTATCAGCTTCTATTTTAAAATCGTTTGCACTAGCGTCTATAGCACAAAATATAGAATCAGCATTTTGATTTACTTCTCCTATGTCAACACAAGTAACAACAGTAAGATTACCATTACTTGGTTTTGCAATATTATCTTGAGCTGCTGCTAGCCTTTGAGGGTTTGTAAATTGTAGGGCAGGCACACCATTTATACTACCACCAGTAGTTGGAGTATCGGCTCCACCATCTGATTGCATAGAAAATTTAGTATTATCAACTAAATTATTCCAAGTCGTAACACTGCTTCCAGATGTTATTAAGGAAGAGATAACGTCTGCTCTAAACCAAGCTTCTAAAGGATCACTTTCTGCTCCAAACACTTCTTTTGTATTCGGTAACCAAAGGTTTTGTCCTACGTTTCTTATTCCGAATTGTATTTTTTTCTCTATCATAATTTTACTCTCCTTAATTTATTAGTTAATTATTGTTTAAGATTATTGATAATCTTTACCAATGTTTGCTAATAAACTAGTTCCATCATTATAAACAGTTACGACATCAATATCGTTCGCTGCTAATGATAGCGCTGGAAATCCACCTGGGAAAATACAACTAGTAAACGCACCTGTACGTCCACCTGTTCCATCTTGAGTTATTGTGATAACTAAATTTCCACCTGTTGGAAAGTTAGTAATATTGAAAGTTGCGTTATCTGCTAATGTAACTGCAAACTGACTTCCTGTTGAATAGTCTACTTCAATTGTTGCTGCAGATGGTAATGTTACAACTGGATCTTCAGGATCGATGTCTCCAAAACTTAAAACTCCTGCTCCGTTAGTAACAACCGCTTGACCTGCAGTACCATCTAAAGCTGGTAATGTAAAAGTTACGTCAGCAGATACTGCTGTTGATGCTTTTAAAGAAACTAATTTTCCATTAGTTTTGTTAAGTAATTTGATTTCTCCGTCAGAGCCTTTTGATGTAGTTGTTTCTTCTTTACCAGCTACGATTGGTCCTGAAAATGTAGTTCTTGCCATAATTTTATCCTCCTAATTAATAAATACAGTCTTTAGGCCGTCGACTATACGCGTCTGTATTTTTTTAAAAAATATATAGTGTGGTTTTTATACAACAGTTTTAAGTAGAGTGCAAGAGATCCCGTAGTGTGGATTGGATTTTTCCAACGATGTAGCTTTTTATTAAGTAGCTACTGAAACTTCTGGAGCAGAACCTTCAATTGTGTTCTGTCTATGGGCGATCTGAGCTTCTTCTAGCTTGATCTTTGTGATGATTTCTTTGACTTTATCGTCAATTCTAACCATCTCAAGAGTATATCTATTATTATCTAGATGCTCCTGTTCCCACTTCAACTCCAAGGACCTTTTTGCTTTGTATAGGTCTTGTATCATCTATAACTTCCTCATAAGTTATTCTATTTATCTTGTCGTCATAACTAACTCCAAGATTTTCCCAAACTATACTATTTTCTCCTAGCTTGTCAAGGATTGATTGTTCAAGGTCAGTCGGGGAATCTTGTGATTCTACTGTAAATTTAGCGTGATGATTATACGCCCATATATTTACTTTAAATTTTTTCATTTATTAATAATTTGATATCTCTTCTTTTTTAGTTGTTAAAAAACTTATTTTTTCGTTTATCAAATCTACTTTAGCAGGTTTAGGATTATTTTCCAATAATCTTTGATTTCTTTTAATACCTTCTTCTATTCTTCCTAACATTCTTTCTTTATTTTGTGGTCTCCAATTAGGATCTTGACTTCTCTTTTTTAAAGCTTTGTATATTCCCATTTTAATTTTTTGTTCGATGAGGGGCGATTAACGCCCCTCAAAAATTTAACTATTAGTTACCTGCAGAAGCATACATACCTCTTGGATCTGAGAATCCAAAAGAGTATCTTTCTCTTGCTTTGTATCTAACGTTACCAGTGTCAAAGTCACCTTCCATTTTAGTGGAAATAGGTGATCTATTGAACATTTTCATACCATTAGGTACGTCAGTTTTGATATAGAACGCATCTGTATCAGTTAAGTAATGGTTGATTACATAACCTTGAGGTACCATTCCTCTAGATACGATTGCATTGATATCGTTATCTGCTGTTCCCGTTCTACCTTTTGATTCCATTAGTCTCTCTGCTGTAAACTGCTGGTTAGGGTGAATGATCATTTTCATTCCTCTAGCAGCGATTTTTAGACCTCTTTCATCAGTGAAAGCAGAAATATCAATTAGAGATTGCTCTAATGATGTTTCGTTAAGGTCAGCAGGAGTTTGCAATTGGTTAGAGAACGTTCCCGCTAATGTAGGGTGGTTTACAATTGCTCCACCTGCATTATTACCGAAAAGTGATACTCCGTCACCACCTGCAAAGTTTCCATCGAAACCATTGTTTAGGACGTTAGCCGCTTTAACTTGTTTAGTATTAGCCATAGATCTAGCTAATGCTTTTGTATATCTAGACGCAAGTCTATCATACAAGTTATCTTCAATTGCTTCTTCAGTAATTGAAAACGCTAAAGCGATTGTTTCATGTGTGTAACGAGAAGTGAAAGTCTCTTGAGCATCATCGAATGATACACCTTGACCTTCAGCTTTAACTTGCGCATTACCAAAACCAGATAACATTACTTCTTCTTCAAAAGCTCTGTCAGATGATTCAGTATCGAAAATCTCAGCATGTTCGTTCTCGTAGTTTTTGTATTCCAGGCCGAACAGGGCGTTCAATCCTGGCTCTAGTTCTTTAACTAGTTGTGATCTTGATATTGCCATAATTTATTCTCCTATTCTCCTATTATACTGACGCTATATACAAGTTAGCTAATGGGTTCATTACAACTACCATGTTTGCACCTGCAGCTGTTATGTCTTTATTCTCAGGGTCTTCTGCGACTCTGACAATTTTCCACATAGAAGTACTTGCAGCAGCAGCTAAATCTAAAGTTACAGTCGATTGACCGTCTTTATTATCAGTTGCTGTGAAATCATTTACGTTGAAGTTTTTTCCATTATTACTTGTTGGACAAGCAGCATCAACTTTAACCATATATTCTTGGATTGGGTCGTCATTAACAAATGCTTTCCCGTTGTTGTTGCCTGTATTATAATCAGTTCCAAAGTTAGTTCCCGCGTCTACGAAATTAACAAATCTTGGTTTCTTAGTAGTGTTATCAACGTAAAAAATTCCGTTAAATACACCAACTAATTTTGACTGAGTAGTTGCATTATAAGCTGCACCACCAGTACCAGTGTCATCTGTAGTTGCGAAAGAAGCATCTTGTAAAAATCCTTCTGATCCAGCTGCGTCTTGCAGTGAAACAGGATTACCTTTATAGATACCTACACCTGGAGCTGACTCGACTAAGTATTCAGACTGACCGCCGATTGAAGGTGTGTTACCCAATCTTTCGATCATTCTTAAACCAAAGCCTATTGTTGAAGCGTTAGCCATAGTTGTTTCTCCTTTATGTGCCTGTCCCGAAGGACCTCCAGCACGGTTTAATTTAATTCAGCGGATAAAAATTGTTAAAAAATTAACGTTTCTTAGAACCACCAAAAGTTACACGAGTTTGTCGATCACTATTGATCGGCATACTTGGATGTTGTTCCCTCATAAGATCGTTGTCGATTGCTTCATTTCTCTCCTGAGTTTGCTTTTTAAAGT